ATTAAAGAACTCACTAAAGAAATTCATCAAAACGCTGAACGACAAGAGTTTGTAAAAACTCTAATGAGCGGTACGATTCATCCTGAATTGTACGCTACCTATCTCTATAATCAATTACAATGTTATGCTGTACTGGAAAAGTATAGTATGCACAACGACCTTTTTAGGCAAACACCTAATTTACAAAGAGCAGAAAAAATAGATAGAGATTTCAAAAAGATATGGTCTAAAGAAGAAAGACCTGTCATAACTGATAGTACAAAAGAATATGTTAAACATATTGAAACTATATCAGAAGATCCAGAAAAACTATATGCACATATCTATGTTAGACATTGTGGTGATTTATCTGGTGGTCAAATGATTTCTAAAAAAGTACCAGTCAAAAGATACTATGATTTTGAAGGTAAAGGACAAGAGTATAAAAGAATTGTAAAAGAAATTATACAAGAATATTTAAATACATATCAAATAAATGTAGTATCAGAAGCAAAGATTTGTTTCGCTTCTGCTACAAAATTATTCCAAGAGATGAAAGAGATTGAAGATATGTATTACAAACCTTTAATCTTAACTAACGAAGTAATTGAAAGAGATACAGAAAATGATCCTTTCAAAGGTACTAGTATTGAAGGTAAAGATTAATGATTTGGGAAAGATTAATTAAATTAGAAAAAGAAATTATAGAAATTTTTGATAAACATTTAACTGAATATAATGAACCAGGTATGGATAGATTTAATCAACCTGGTTGGATAAACCGTACTTGGACTAATATGAGTATTAGACGAGCACACATAGATGTAGTGGATGCCAGAGAAAGAAAAGGTCTTTGGATGGCACACATATGTTTATTTCCAAATTTAACTAATGGTGGTCCAATTTATGGATTTGATGTTATCGCAGGCAAGAATAAGATTACAGGTTGTTTCCACGATTTTAGTCCACTATTATTAAAAGACCATCCCTTAACAAAATATTTCATAGAAGAAAATAAATGGTTTAAACCATCTAAAGTAAGAGAATTACCAGATTGGGCAAAAGCAATCTTTAGTAAAGGTATGATTGCCGCTGGTAAGATAACGGAAGAGAGAGAGTTGAATCAAATTTGTACATTAGCAATATCAAATTTAAACGCATATATTGATAAAATTAGTGATTATAATAGTGATTCAAATAAAGAAGATGTAATAAGAGCACAAAATTTCTATTGCGAACACCAACAACAAAATCCACACACTCCTAGAACAATGAAATCACTAGGATTACCAGAGGACGATATAAAGTTATTTTGCGCTGATAATCTCTTTCCTACCATTAAATAAATCTTATAAATAGTATAAAAGACGAGGATTTAAATGGCAACACCATCAACACGAGAAACATTAAAGCAGTATTCATTAAGAGCATTGGGTAAACCAGTCATTGAAATAAATGTAGATGACGACCAATTAGAAGATAGAATTGATGAAGCGTTGCAATATTTTGGACAATTCCACTATGAAGGTATTAGAAGAACATATTTAAAATATAAGTTAACTGAAGCAGATAAAACTCGTTTATCAGCATTAAATAATTTAGACGAAACAGCAACAGATTTAAAAGACAATACGGTTTCTACCAAGTGGTATGAAGACAAAAACTTTTTAGTTGTTCCAGATAGTATTATTTCAGTAGTTAATATATTTCCTTTTTCAGATAAAGGTAGTATGAATTTATTTGATGTTAGATACCAATTAAGATTAAATGATTTGTATGATTTTTCTTCAACAAGTGTAATTAACTATGATGTTGTATTAAGACATTTAGATTTTTTAGATCATATTCTTGTAGGTGAAAAACCAATGAGATTTAGTCAATTAGATAATAGATTATATATTGATATGGATTGGAAAAATGATTTACAAAAAGATGAATGGTTAGTAATAGAGTGTTATAGAAAATTAGATCCATCACAATTTGGAGATATTTTTAATGATATTTATTTAAAAAGATATACAACTGCTTTATTTAAAAAACAATGGGGCGCTAACTTGTCTAAATTTAATGGAGTAGCAATGGTGGGTGGAGTAACTCTAAACGGTCAACAAATTTTTTCAGAAGCAACTGCTGATATAGATAAATTAGAAACAGAATTAAGAACTACTTACGAATTAAACCCAGCATTTATGATAGGATAGTGCTATGCCAGTTAATCATTATTTTCAAGGCGGCAACGGCATTGGTAATCAAAATGAAAAAAGATTACACGAAGACTTAATAGTTGAAGGTCTTAAAATTTACGGCCACGATGTTTATTACCTACCTAGAACACTAGTCAATAGAGATTTAATATTAGGAGAAGATACAACTTCTCGTTTTGATGACTCTTGGTTGATTGAGATGTACATAGAGTCTACTGAAGGTTTTGCAGGTCAACAAGAAATAGTTTCCAAATTTGGATTAGAGATTAGAGAAGACACTACATTTATGGTGTCTAAAAGAAGTTGGTCTTTCCACGTAGGTCAAAAAGATAGTTTAATTGCTGATGGCAGACCAAATGAAGGTGATATAATATATTATCCTTTAATGAACTCGTTTTTTGAAATACAGTTTGTTGAAGATCAGGAACCTTTCTTTGCGTTAGGTCAATTACCAGTTTACAAATTAAGAGTCACTCGTTGGGAATATTCAAGTGAGAAACTTGATACAGGTTTAAATGTTATTGACGCTGCTGAAGACAAGTACACATTAAATCAATTAAATTACAAATTTACTTTAGAGAGTGGTCAAGTTGCTTTAGATGGTGAAGGATCAATACTATTAGAAGCAGATTTATCATCTGGAGAACCTACTTTCTTATTAAACGAAGACTTTACAGAATCAGCAATACAAACTCAATCACCATATGCTTCAAATACCGATTTAGATAAAGCAGCAGGATTTGATACTTCTTCTGCTTTAGATGATATATTAGACTTTACAGAAAGAAATCCATTTGGAGATGAGGATAGATAATGTTAGGTAATAGATTTTATAATCAAAGTTTTAGAAAACTAATTATTGCATTTGGACAAGTCTTTAATAACATTGTTATTCAAAGAACAAATAAAACAGGTGGTGTAACTGCTAGAATAAAAGTACCTCTTGCATATGCACCTAAAGAAAAATTTATAGTAAGACTAGATCAACAAGCAAATTTAAATAGTAGAGAATTTGCAACATCATTACCTCGTATGGGTTTTGAAATAAAAGGTCTTAAATATGACGCTAGTAGAAAACTGACTCGTGTTCAAAAATATTCACAAGTTAAAGAAAACGAAGATGGTAAAAAAACTAACTTCAATTATACACCTGTTCCATATGACATTGATATGGACTTATATATATTTACAGCAACTGCTGAAGATGGTTTACAAATTGTTGAACAGATTTTACCTTACTTTCAACCAGACTATACAGTAACTATTAATGCTGTACCTGATTTGAATATTAAAAGAGATATTCCTATTACATTAGGAAATATTAATTATGAAGATAGTTATGATGGAGACTTTACAACTAGAAGAGCAGTTATATATACTTTAAGTTTTACTGCTAAGACTTATCTATTTGGACCTATGAACAATCAAGGTGTTATTAAAAAGACACAAGCAGATTTAGGGGCAGATACGGATCCTAAATTAACAAGAGAAGAAAGAATTGTGATTATACCAAGTCCTGAAAATGCTGATAGAGATGATGATTTTGGATTTACAACAACCATTGATTTCTTCCAAGATAGTAAGAGATATAATCCAGTAACAGGAGATGATGAATAATGAGTAAATTGGAAGATAGAGTCAATGATATATTAGGAGTAGATACACCTATTCCTCAACCGAAAGAATTTCAACCACCTGTTAAAAGAAAAACTGGTGAGGTAGAAATAAAAGTTGAAAAAGATATTAATACTGATTATGATTATAGTAGAGATAATTATTATAACTTAATTGAAAAAGGACAAGAGGCAATTCAAGGTATACTTGATATTGCAAAAGAAGGTCAACACCCTAGAGCATACGAAGTTGCAGGTCAATTAATTCAATCAGTAGGGCAGACTGTTGACAAATTACAAGACTTGCAAAAGAAATTAAAAGACTTAAAAGAGTTACCAAAAACAGCAAATGCACAAATCAAAAATGCTTTGTTTGTTGGATCAACTACCGAACTACAAAAAATGTTAAATAAAAAAACTATTGAAACAAATAGTGAAAGAAAAAGTGAAGATGAATCCTTTAACGGCAAAGACATCACACCAAAATAAAAAAGTTTTAAAGGGGTCTTATGGGCGACTTTAAAATATTAATACTAGCATATTTAATTGGGCATAGTCCAATTGATACTCAACAAACTTTTCAAATGCAAGGTTGGTATAAAAATATGGAAGAGTGTAAAGAAGAATTACTTAAACAAAAACCTGATGGAAGATACGAAGTGATGAACGAGTTTGTTATAGATGGAGAGTTTAAATGGGATTGGTTAGTTGCAGGTTGTAAAAGTGATACAACAGGAGAAGAATTCCAACTTTGGCCGACTTATCCTAAAGGCAAACCAAAAGAGTTAGAAGGCATTGAATTTGATGTATTTGATTTACAAGTATGATATTTAAAGAAATACCACAAATAGATTGTTTAAAATATATAGCAAAAAATCATCAAGCAAAAGATGGTGACCTAGCAAAGGCAAGTAACAAATTTAATTGTTATGTTCTTCATACTATTAATGAAGATTATTATTTAAAAGGTAATGAAAAAGATATAAAAGGAAATATATTTTCGTGGACGGATAAAGCAAGAGGTGGATACGGTTCTATGAGAGCAAATAGATGGTTAGCAGCTTTTGAAGGAGATAATATTGTAGGTGTAAATATGTTTCGTTTAAGAAAAGATGTAGAATTAATGTGGGATGGATTTTTACATAGTGATACAAAAGAAATTGCTATTGCATTAAATAAAGAATTGTTTAAGTACACAAAAGGTCAATGGACGGTCAATTATAGTGAACATTCTGAAGAAACAGAACCACTTTTAACAATAGAAGATATGGAACAAACATTAGGTTATAAAAGTTGGGCAAATTGTTATGTACCAAATCATTATGCTTATTATCAAGTAGATATACTAACTAAAATGGCACCTGATCCTGCTTCTTTTGATAAGTATGAATTAAAAAGATTTGAAAATAGAAGAAACTTTTTAAAGAGATTACCTGACGCTTTTGATGAGGATAAATGAGAGAACTTATTTTACCATACGAAAGTTTTATAGCGGGTTGGTATATTAATCCACAAATATGTGATAATCTTATAGATTTATTTAACGAAAATAAAGACCATCAAAAACAAGGTGTTATAGGTGGACCTTTTAATGTTGATAAAGAAAAGAAAAATTCCATAGACCTTGGTTTACATCCTGATTGGGACGAACCGAGATTTATGGTATATAAAAAAGTATTAAAAGATTGTTGTTCTTTATATGAAGAAAAATATCCAGAAGTTAAAGGGTTTCATAAGTATGGAATGACCGAAGGTGCAAACATACAATATTATCCACCAGGTGGAGGATACTTTTCTGAGCATTGTGAAAGAACATCAAAGATGGAGAATCGTTGTCTAGTATGGATGACTTATTTAAATGATGTTCCAAATGCAGGTACACATTTTAAATATCAAAATGTAACTTTGCCTTCTGAAAGAGGATTAACTTTAATTTGGCCGACTGATTTTACACATACACATAGAGGTCAAATATCAAAAACATATGATAAATATATAATAACAGGTTGGATGGGATATACAAGACAAGTAGGAGATAAGATATGAGTAATCAAACAGACGCATATTTAGGTAACCCTAATTTAAAAAAGGTCAATACACCAGTTGAGTTTACTAAAGAGCAAATAGTAGAATTTAAAAAGTGTAAAGAAGACCCAATTTATTTTATGGAGAAATGGATGAAAATCGTTTCCCTAGATGAAGGTCTTGTGCCATTTAAGTTATATCCTTTTCAAAAAAAGATAGTTGAAACAATTGACAATAATAGATTTACTATTTGCAAACTACCTAGACAATCAGGTAAGTCAACGACAACTGTTGCTTATTTAATGCACTATGCAATGTTTAAACCAAATTCAAGTATTGCTATACTTGCAAACAAATCATCAACTGCTAGAGATATATTAGGAAGACTTCAACTTGCATATGAAAATTTACCAAAATGGATGCAACAAGGAGTAATAAATTGGAACAAAGGTAATATAGAATTAGAAAATAAATCAACCATTGTAGCGGCTGCAACATCATCATCTGCTATAAGAGGTGGTTCTTATAATATAATTTTCCTTGATGAGTTTGCTTTCGTACCTACTAACATTGCTGAAATGTTTTTTAGTTCAGTTTATCCTACCATTTCTTCAGGACAAAAAACTAAAATGATTATAGTATCAACGCCATATGGTATGAATCAATTTTATAAACTATGGGTTGACGCAGAAAAAGGAAGAAACGATTATATACCTATTGAAGTACATTGGTCAGAGGTTCCAGGAAGAGATGACGCTTGGAAAGATATGACCATAAGAAATACATCACCTGAACAATTTGCACAAGAATTTGAATGTGAGTTTTTAGGATCGGTTAACACGCTTATATCACCAGCGAAAATTAAGAGTGCAACCTATTTTGATCCTATTGTGTCAAAAGGAAGTGTAGATCAATTTGAAGAACCTAAAAAAGGTAATACTTATGTTATAACAGTTGATGTCGCAAGAGGTGTTGATAAAGACTATTCAGCATTTGTTGTATTTGATGTAACTAAAATGCCTTTTAGAGTAGTTGCTCTTTATAAAAATAATCAGGTTAAACCTTTTGTGTTTCCTAATATTATTGCTGAAATAGCAAAACGATATAACGAGGCACACATATTAACCGAAGTAAATGATATAGGTCAACAAATAGCAGAAGCATTAAACTTTGAGATAGAGTATCCAAATGTATTAATGTGTACTCAAAAAGGAAGAGCAGGTCAAATACTTGGTGCTATGTATAGTGGTCGTGGTTCATCTATGGGTGTTCGTATGACTAAACAGATAAAAAGAGTTGGTTGTGCTAATTTAAAGACGATTATTGAAGGAGATAAGTTAATTATAAACTCATTTAAAATCATAGAGGAAATGTCAACCTTTGCTAAGAAAGGTCAATCCTGGCAGGCTGAGGAGGGTAGCAATGATGATTTAATGATGTGTTTAGTTATCTTTGGTTGGTTATCTAATCAAGGATACTTCAAAGAATTGACAGATCAAAATGCTCGTCAGCAGATGTATGTTGAACAATCAAAATTAATTGAAGAAGATATGGCACCATTTGGTTTTGTAGATGATGGTATCAATACTCATCCAGAGAATGAAGAAACGGTTGATGAGTATGGCGACAGGTGGGTGCCTGTGGTTCGTAAAAGTCATTAGGTTTGCTGTTATTATAAATATCCGTATAGTATGTAAATTTAACTATGGGCGTATGAATAATACGAATTTTGAAGATAAATGAAAAAAATTAGCTAATTAGAGGAGAATAACTTATGGCATTTCAAGTATCACCTGGTGTTCTCGTGCAGGAAAAAGATTTAACAAGAATCATTCCCGCTGTATCTACTTCTACTGGTGCTTTTGCTGGACAATTCAGTAAGGGACCTTTGGATGAGATAATATCTGTTTCTAGTGAGCAAGAACTTGTAAGTACATTTGGCAAACCTGATTTAAATAACTTTGAGTATTTTTTCAGCGCTGCTAACTTCTTACAGTATTCAAACGCATTAAGAATAGTACGAGCTAACCAAACAAGTCAACTAAATGCTACCAGTAACGGTAGTGGTTTACTTGTAAAAAATAGACAAGACTATGAAGACAATTTTTCCACAGGACAAGGTTCAATAGGATCTTTCGCTGCTAGATCAGCAGGTGCTTGGGGAAATAGTTTATTAGTCGCAAGTTGTCCAAGTGCAAGTGCATTTGGTTCAACAACAACCGTATCTCAACAAGTAGATGGCGCTGCCTCTGCTGGAGACACTACAATAACTCTCGATTCAGACGCAACGAGTTATCTTAATGTTGGAGACATCATTGAGTTTAGTTCAACTGCTGCTGGAGTAGATTTCACTACTGGTGAAAAATATAGAGTAACTGCTTTAACATCAACGCAGGTAACTATTGTACAAAGTCCTAGAGGTGCTGGTGGATTAATCACAGCCGTTGTAGATGACGCAAGAATAAGAAGAAAATGGAGATACGCCGATCAAGTTGATGGCACTCCTGGAACTTCTGCTTACGCTTCTGACAGATCAGGTGTTGGTGATGAAATACACATTGTTGTAATAGACGAAGATGGAACAGTTTCTGGAGTTCCTGGAACAGTATTAGAAACATATTCTAAACTTTCAAAAGCTTCAGACGCTAAATCACCACAAGGAGAGATTAATTACTATCCAACTGTAATTCAGAATAAATCTAATTACATATTTTGGATGGATCATAATACCTCTGGAACCAATTGGGGCAATGCAGCTGCAGGAACAACTTATACTGCTGTTGATACTCCAACAACTGAATCTTTATCAGGTGGTGCTGATGGTTCTGCTGTAACTGACGGTCAATTAAAATCTGCTTATGAGAAATTTAATGACGCCGATACAGTTGATGTAGGATTACTCATCGCTGGACCTAGTGGTTCATCAAGTCATATTGATAACTTAATTACAATTGCTGAAAATAGAAAAGACACAGTTGTATTCGCTTCCCCACAAAGAAGTGATGTTGTTAATATCGCAAACTCAAATACACAAACAAGTAATGTAACAGATTTCTTTGATGGAATCCGTTCATCTTCTTATGTTGTATTTGATAGTGGTTACAAATACACTTACGACAGATATAATGATGTTTATAGGTATGTACCTTTAAACGGAGACATTGCTGGATTGGCTGCTAGAACAGACATTTTAGCGGACGCTTGGTACTCACCTGCTGGATATAATAGAGGTGTTATTAGAGGCGCTGCTAAATTAGCATACAACCCTACAAAACAACAAAGAGATGATCTTTACACAAGTAGAGTAAATCCAGTTGCAACTTTCTCGGGACAAGGCACAGTCTTGTTTGGAGATAAAACTGGACTTGGATCTCCAAGTGCTTTTGATAGAATCAATGTCAGACGATTGTTTATAATTTTAGAGAAGGCAATATCAACTGCTTCTAAATTCCAACTTTTTGAGTTCAATGATGAATTTACAAGAGCGAATTTCAGAAACATTGTAGAACCTTTTTTAAGAGAAGTACAAGGTCGTAGAGGTATCACAGACTTTTTAGTAGTGTGTGATGAAACTAACAACACAGGAGAAGTGATTGATAGAAATGAATTTGTTGCAGAAATCTTTGTGAAACCTGCAAGAAGTATCAACTTTATCACACTATCTTTTATCGCAACCAGAACTGGCGTTTCTTTTGAAGAAGTCGCAGGCGGTTAATAGTAGAGAAGGAGAAATAAAACAATGGCAAATATAAACGACTTCAAAGCTAAACTTGCAGGCGGTGGCGCAAGAGCCAATCAGTTTAAGGTAACAATGCCTTTTCCTGGTTACGCACAAGTTGGCGGCGAAATAGAAGACTTAGCGTTTCTATGTACAGCAACACAAATACCTGCTATGACAGTAGGTAACATCAATGTTCCTTTTAGGGGCAGACAAATCAAAATAGCAGGGGACAGAACTTTCGGAGATTGGGCTGTAACTGTTCTTAACGATACGAACTTTAAGTTAAGAAATGCTTTTGAAAGATGGCAAAACGGTATCAACAATATGACGGACAACGAAGGATTATCAAATCCTGTTGACTATCAGGTTGACGCTTTTTTAGATCAGTTGGACAGAAACGGTAATACATTAAAATCTTATACTTTGAGAGGCGCATTTCCTACGGAGGTTGGTTCAATAGACCTATCTTATTCAGAAAATGACGCTGTGGAAACTTTTGGAGTTACGTTTCAATATCAATATTTTGAAACAAACACTACAACATAGTATATAATATAAAAGGGCGACCTAAAAATCGCCCTTTTAAAACTATTATAAGTAGTTATAGAAACAAAGGAATAAATTATGGCAGAGTTATTTGGGTTTAATATTACAAGAGTCAAACCTAAAACAGATCCGAAACAACAATTTAGTCAACCACAAGCAGATGATGGCACACAGGTAGTTGCCGCTGGTGGTTTCTTTGGTAGTTACCTTGATATGGAAGGTACTGCTAAGACTGAGCAGGATTTAATTAGAAGATATAGAGAGATTGCTTTACATCCAGAATGTGATATGGCAATTGAGGATATTGTTAATGAGGCAATAACTTCAAATGAGAATAGACAATCAGTTAAAGTAATTACAGATCAATTAGGTCAATACTCATCAAAAATTAGAGCAACAATTGAAAAAGAATTTTCTGAAGTATTAAGACTATTACAATTTAATACTAGAGGACACGATCTTTTTAGAAGATGGTATGTTGATGGAAGAATCTTTTTCCAAAAGGTTATTGACGCAGAAAATCATAAAGCAGGTATTACAGAATTAAAATACCTTGATCCTAGAAAGGTCAAAAAAATTAGAGAAGTTAGAAAGAGAAGACCAGAAGGTATGGTTTCTCCTACTAACATTAATATTGCAGACGAAACAGTTGAATATTTTGTATATAATGAAAGAGGAATACAAGGGGCGGCTGCTATTCAAGGAATTAAAATTGCACCTGACACAATTGCATATTGTCCATCAGGTGTTATAGATCAAAATAAAAATGGTTTGGTGATGTCTTATTTACATAAGGCAATTAAACCAGTCAATCAATTAAGAATGATTGAGGATGCTGCTGTTATATACAGAATTGCAAGAGCACCTGAAAGAAGAATGTTCAAAATTGATGTAGGTAATTTACCTAAAGCAAAAGCAGAACAATATTTAAGAGATGTTATGGCAAGATATAGAAACAAACTTGTCTATGACGCAAGTACAGGTGAGATAAGAGATGACAGGAATTATATGTCAATGCTTGAAGACTTTTGGTTACCAAGTAGAGATGGTGGAAGAGGAACAGATATAACTACTCTACCAGGTGGACAAAATCTTGGTGAAATATCAGACATAGAATACTTTAGAGCAAAACTTTATAGAAGTTTAAATGTTCCTGTAAGTAGATTAGAGGCAAGTCAAGGTTTTAATCTTGGTCGTGCAAGTGAAATTAGTAGAGATGAATTAAAATTTACTAAATTTGTAGGCAGATTAAGAAAGAAATTTACTGAATTGTTTAATGAT